TATAGTTCACCTTGCCGTTAACGATAGCGTTGTGCTTGGACGACCTGCGATAGTTGTCAAGCAGGTAGTAGGGGTATTCGTTGGCAAAGCCGTAGGTGATGTACTTGCCGGAGCGGTTTTCCAGCATTACAGGGACCTTGTGTTCTATCCCAAGCCATTGGGTGAAGTGCTGCGTTGACTTGCTCATAGGGTGTGAACTGTAAATGAAAGGGCTGAAATTGCGATACTTCCACCGCTATCGATTGCGTTGATGTAGATGGTGAACTCATCGTTGACCGCACCCGTAACGTAAGCCTCCGTGTAAATCGCATGGCCGTTCGTGTGAGCCGTTGTGATGTCGGTCATTGACTGGTCAATCGTTGTGCCGTTCTTAGCGATATAGACCTTGATTTGGTGGTTGTTGCCCTGCGCCAAGACCATGGATGCAGCGATGCGAAGGGTCGCACCCGTTGTTCCCGTGTAGGTCAGCGAGTTGGTAGTTCGTGAGAAATTGTAGGTTGACAAAACGCCTGATTTCATCGCACTTGTCAACTTGACCCTTTGCCCCTGCGTTGGGGTGAAGGCCGTGTCGGTATCGAGGTAAAGGTTTGCAAAACCCCGTTCCCGGTCAAGCGTTGCGGTGTCAGCAAGGTCGTCGAATAGGCCACCAACACGGGATGCGGTGTTCGCCCCGGCAGCGGTTTCGTTAGTAATGGTAGCAGCACTCGCTTGGAGGTCGCTTCGTGTTTGTACGCTCATGCGAAGGATTGGTCAAAGGTTGAATCGAATACCCTCACGCTGGATGCGAGATAGGTGTTGTAAGTAATTGAATTGGCGTAGGTGTTGAACCCTATCGTTGCGGTTTGTATAAATGCCAAGCCCGTTTCAACGACCGCCAAAGCAGCGGTAACCGTGCTATTGGTATCGTAAACTTCATACTTATACGAGCCTGTTTCAAGCGACCCCACGGCAATCGAAAATTGGTCATAGCGGTTGGTGTAGGAAGAAAGGTTTGCGGATTTCAGCAGGGTGTAGTCCGTCGTGGTGTTCTTGGCAATGCTCGTGAGTCGCAAGATGTAGCGGTCCCCGGTACTGGCTCGCTCGGTCCAAGTAACCGTCAGGGTGTTGGTCGTGTCAGGGTTCAGGTAAAGCATCTACCCCTAAATGTACCGACCGCCCTTATTTCACAATTTGCGCCCAATCTGCCTGTACAACTCCGCCCGCTTCTTGGCGGTTTCGGCCACATTGAACCGCTTCTTAATGTCGGCCGTGAGGTTGTCAGCCAAGCCTTTGCGTAGGTCGGGGTCAAGAATCAACTGCTTGATGTATTTGTACCAGTCCTTGGGCTTGTTATAAGGCACGAGAAACCCGTTCTCTCCGTGCTTGATTACGTCCGTGTAGGGGATGGTTTCGCTTGCGATGATTGCTTTGTTCATCCACCCTGCCTCGACCACCTTCAACTCGGACTTGAGTTTGTTAAACTTGGTATCCCGGAGCGGTGCAAGGGTAGCGTTCACGAAGTTGTAGCCACCGACGTAGGAGTAAATATCCGCTGCTTGGATTCGTCCGTAATTGGGGTTGTTGCCTTGGTCGCTGATGATTTTCTCGTAGCCCTCGTAAACGGGGTTGTTGTCGTTCCACCCTCCCAAGTAGAGGCGGTACTTGCCGTCCAAGTTTGCATCCCAGCGTAACTTCTGCATCCCTTCCCGGAGCAGTTCCATGTCCTCGCCATGCTGCGCCCCACCGAACCAACCGAACTTGACGAGATGTTTGTCGGGTTCTTCGTCAGGATTCGGGATGAACTGCTGATAGGCTTCGTAGGGTTCGTTTTGCAGAATGCTCACATTGGCGTTTAGAGGCCGTATGCGAGAGGCAAGGTGTTCGGTGGTACAGGTAACCCAGTCAGCCAATTTGATGTGCTTACGGATAACGTCTGCAAGTTTGGTTTCGTGGTAATGGCGGTACATGATGTGGCCCGATTCAAGCACCCAGTAGTCGTCCAAGTCAAGGATGACTTTCGCTCCGTATTGGGTCAGGGCTTTGTAAACGTTTTCGACTTGCTCCATGGTTCCCTGACACCACAAACGGCTGAACAGGAACAGGTCAATGGACTTCAAGCCCTCGTCGCTAATCGTAGTGATATTCTCGACGCACACATAGTCAAACTCCGGGTAGTTGTCGCCAAGGTAGGCGTTCGGCATTTCGAGGCGGTAGTAACTGCACCCGGTTGGATGAGCGTTGTAAACAATACAAATCTTCATGGGGTAAAAATAAGAAGGGCAGCCATTGCTGACTGCCCCTCTCAAACCTCAGATGATGAAAACCTAAGTCAAAGATACTACGAGCCGAGTATCTGTGCAGTCGATGGTGAAAAGACTGTGGATGCAATCAGGAACATCGGGTCAGGCTCCATCCCGGTCAATGTCAATTCGTAGCCACTTCTATCTCCAAAGGCAGTACCAGTTCCAGCGGTTCCAGCGGTTGCTTCCAAGCCGTTGGCAGAACCCAACAACCAATAACGACTGTTGTTGTCTTGGACGATTACGATGACACGGTTGCGTACCAGCAAGCGGAGTTCGTTGCGGACTGCGACTTGCAGTTTGTTGATGGTGAACGTTACTTCGGGGGTGTAATAAACCGAGCCGTTCTCAATGCTTGCATTCAAGGTTTCAGTCAAAGATGACGTAGCCTTGGTCAAGTCATACTCAAAGAACCCACCCGAAGCGTACCCAGTGAAGCCTGTAACCGCACCTGATAGGTTGGCATTGCAGGACCCTGTTGGGTTGAAGGATTGAACGTAGATTGTTTTGATGCCACCGACTGAATCTCGGCATCCAAGGGCGTAGCCAGTTGTTAAGGAGCAGGACATATGTGTGTTTGGGTTTTAAGTTATAAGAGAACAAAAAGCGAGGGGAGGTTTCCCTCCCCCCTACACATTAGGTCAAGCGGAAGTCAACAACCAAGTCGGGGTAAGCGATTTGGACACCTGCTTTGAAGGCTGCTTGGAAGCGGACTTCATCGTTGTCTTTGCTGAACCAAATCGAGAACTGTTCCTCATCGGACAATAGGTCGGTTCCGTAGAAGAAGTTACCGAGGTAAGACGAAACGATGCGGTTTGTTCCAGTCAAGCCGGGGACTGCAATGACACGGACGTTTGTGCCGGGATACATGATGTCCCCGTCAGCAAGGCCAGCCAAGTCAACTTGGTTATACAGGACGTTAGCGGTTGATTTGAACGCACCAAGCAACGTGCGGAAGTTGTCCCAACCGCAGAAGATCACGAGGTCAGTCTTGGTCAAGATGGCCTGTGGGATTTGGTTGTAGATGCCGTCGAAGATGGCGATTGCGTTGCTTGTAGTGATACCAACGGAGGCCGAAACCGCTCCTGTGTTACCGCTAATGGTTGAACCTGAAGCAGCGTTCAAAAGTTGGTTGACACCTGAAAAGTAGGTGTTGCCCTTCCAAATTGCATTCTCCAAAGCCTCTGCGATACGGAGAGCCTTCTGCTCGGAGAAAGCCTGCTCGAAGGGAACACTGTCGTAGGTAGAGCCAGCGGTCAACTGGGTCTGCATCCAGTATTGTTCCAAAGAACGTGGGCAAAGGGTTTCCTGCACCTTCATGCGTCCAACGGTGATATTCCGCTGGGTGAAGGCAGTCGTACCTGAACTTGCGTAACCGCAAACATCTCCGCCTTGCAGAACTGCATCGGTGTCCATGAGGTTCAACGCAGCAGCGAACTTGATGCCCACCTGCTTGGTGAACAGGGCTGCTGAACGGGCCGAGAACACGGCCTTGGTGATGAGAGGAAGCCTCTCTTGGTCGGTGTAGGAGGTTAATCCTGTGAACGAATATGCCATTGTTAATGGGGGTTTAGGGGTTTAGTTTTTTTTGAGTGATTGGAGTGCTTGTGCGAGAGCGTTGAAGTTCTGCGATGCCTGAGCCTTGCGTTGCTCAACGATTGCTGAACCGCTTGCTTTTGGGGCTTCGGCTGGGAGTTCGGAAACCTTCTCAACGATATCGGCCATGGTTTCAACCTGCGATGCGAATGCGGACATTTTCTCTTTCATCTTGCCCATTTCGGCATAGGCTGCTTTGAGTTCTTCCATGATGGCTCCAAGGTGCTTGGCAACGATGGCCTCCACAACTTCGGGGGTCATAGCAGGATAGGCTTCTTTGATTTCTTCGGTAACCTCAACGGCCACTTCGGGGGTGATTTCAGCAGCAACGGGCAAGGCTTCGATTTCGGGGGTTGCTACTTCGGCAGCGATAACCTCAACGATTTTGCCTCCTTCAGTCTTGATAGTGCCAACGCCCTCAACGACGTGTTCGCCATCGGGAGCAGGAAGTGTGCCTTCTTCGGCAACAACGTAAACGGCAGTCCCGGCAACGAGGTCGCCATCCACACGGACAACCGTTCCGTCAACGAGTTTGTAGTCAGCGAATGACTGCTTTTGAGTGCTGAATTTACGAAGTTCACTTCGCAGGGATTCGATTGCGTTTTTCAGGTTCATAGTTAGTGGGATTTGTAGGTGGGGGTTAATTGTTGCAAAAAAGCGGTTAATTCGTCAGCAAGGCCAGCGAGTGCGACCTCCAGTTCGGATTCGGTCTTGTCCATCCCGAAGAGTCCCTCAACGGAGAAACCCCGGAACAGGTTGCGGTTGTCCCACACCTCGTCGTTCTCGACTTTGAAGGACCCGAACCAAGATCCGTCGGGAGTGTCCTCGTAGCCCTTGGGTGGCATGATGCCACGCTCGGAGTCGGTGATGTAACTCTCGAACATAAACACGCCATCCAGTTCAGCGTTGTGGTAAGCGTTGACGTTGTGCTGGTTGCCTTGCTTAAAGTACTTCTGCACGATTTTGCGGATGGTGGCCTTGTCGAATACGACGTAGTATTCCCCGTAGGTTTCGTCCTTCCTGAAGATGGGTGTGTCTGCAAGCATGAGAGGGCCAGTAAGCACTCTCCGTTCGCCTGTTTCGGTGAACTTCTGCTTGGCTTTGCTGAAGGCTTGGAATGGCCGTTCAATCGCTGGCATATCGGTCAGGGCCACGAATTGGACCCCTTCATCCACCTCGTCCACGGTCATCCTGTAAATGGGTAGTTCCATGCAGGTAAATGTGGTTAGGCTCCAAGAGTTGCAAATTCCTCCAACCTCCGAACCCTGCGAGTGCTTTGAGTGATGTCCCTCTCGACCACATAGGCTCGCATAGGTGATGATCCTTGGCCTTGGCCCATTGCAGCACCATCGGTTCCAAGCATAGTTGTTTGAGGGTTGGCAAAGATGGAAGGAGGTGCAACCTCTCCACCGCCACCACCACCGGCAGTCAACGCACCACCGCCTCCGCTTGCTGAACTCCCTTGGAACTGAGTCTTGCTGATTTTGGCGACCTGTGCCAAACCTGCTGCAAGGGCGATACCTGCGTCAACGAACTGACGACCTGTTGCAAGTTTAATCGGGTTCCCTCCAGCAGTCAGGGCAGCGGTTACGGCCATGAAGGTGTTGATAAGGGCTTGACCCATGCTGGCTTTCTTGTTAATCTCAAAGGCTTTTCTTTGGTCTTTCTCGGATTGGCCCAAGCCAGCAGTCAGTAAATCGCCAAGCGCACCAACGGCTTCGGATGCCATCTGCAAGTCTTGTTGTCTGCGTTCACGTTCAATCCTTGATATCTCTTCTTCGGTCAGTTGCTTTTGATTGACCTTTGCTGCATCAAACCTTGCATTGATGTCCTTCTCCATCGTGAGGTACGCTTCGGTATCTCCGAGGGCTATTTTGGCTGCTGCTAATCTTCGTACCCGTTCCTCATCAAGTTGTTGTTGAAGAAAGATTCCCTTGGTTTTAGCCTTATTTATCTCATCGTTAAATTGTTTATCGCCTAACTGATTGACGACCTCCTTGTCTTTTTTCGTATCTTCCAACAACTGCATTTGCAAGTTTTGCAGCAATTGAGCCTTTTGATTTGCTTTGTCAATTTCAAGTTGGTCAAGTTCTTCCTGACTTTGGGCAAGCATCACCCTCTGCTGATATAAACTCTCGTTTTGTTGGTAAATCTTTTGAGCAAGTTCAATCTGCGCTGCCTGATTTAACTCCCCTTGAACAAACTGCGCCTGCAACAACTCAAGTTCACTCTCGGAGGTTTCAATGGCTTTCTCTTGGGTTGCAATTTGTGCTTGCTTTGCCCTTACTTGTGCTTGAGCGGTTATGATGCCAATCTCGTTGAGTTTGTTCAACTTTTCTTGCCCCTTCATCTCTTGGGCTTGCAGTTTGATTAACTGAATCTTCTTGGCCTCAATGTCTTCAATCATCTCGCCATTGGCCTCCATCAAAGCAATTTCTCGCTCCAAGGCAGCAATGGCTTTGGTATTGTTCGGTGGTAAGCCGAGCAACTCTCGCAACTT